TAGGGCCAGTGATAGGATTGACCAAGAGGTAAGGATAGTTGCGAAGGTTATCTTCAGCCCACATCACTTGGTGACCAGAGACTTGCTCAGGAAGCAGGATTGGCTTTTCAACGGATGAAAGCGCACTGATCTCGCCCAGCTTCGATAGCTGCATATTCTTCAGGCGCTGCGGGTCTTTCGCTAGGCGCACTTGGCCCATGCAACGCTCTACGTTGTCAACGAACCAACGCTTGCCATAGACAGGAACGATTGGAATGTTCTTGCCAGCAATGTAGCCCATATCATCAAGGATGCCGCCACCGCTCATGATATACTTGCGAACGCGCTTACGCTTAACACGCTTCTGGCGAACTTCGACCGTGCCGACAGCGGCAAGAGTTTCTTCTAGCGTTTCGTCTGCGTCGAAGTCCGCCTGCGTGTAGCGTTCTTCTTCGCCTTGGATTGTCAGGAAGATGCGGACAGTCTCGCGGGTTTCTTCAACGCGATAGTATTCAGCGACGAACACAACGTCAGGCGTATCCCAGTCGAACTCATACTGGTGAATGTCTTTAGGCCATGTCGATGGGTCATCGTTCCATTCAGCTTTGTAAGCCTCATAGGTCATGGAATACAAAACGAAGCAATACTTAGCGTCTGCTTTGTCCTGGCGTTTAGAGTCAAGATCGAAGAACACGGAACTATCTGCGTCATAGATTGGTTCTATGCGGATGCGCTGACGTTCGTCCTCGTCGTTCTCATCATCTTCGTATGCAGTGCGTAAACGCCAAGCGCCGAAGCCACCGCCTACCGCCTCCTCGAAACCATTATCATATGCTTCTTCTGCGCCGCTGTCCCGTTCGTCTGCACGATAGAGACCATTGCACGTTTCGGTTAGCTTGTCATTTGCTTCGCCATCTTTGCTAACAAAGTCTACAGCGATGCGGTTATTACGATATTCGTTGATGATACGAATGACGCTCAGGTGAATCTTATTTACCTCGAAGCGTGGCTTGTTTTCGTATTGGTCACCCAGTGGGCCTTCCCATTGTGCGCCAGCGATTGAGTAGAAGCGTCGATCTTGTAAGCACTGGAGGCGTTCATCACGGACTGAGGATTGAACACGATCGAACTCTACCAACGCCTGTTGATGTATGTTCGAGAACCTTTGTTCTTTATTCAATCGAGCCATTTACCACCTACTCACAGTTGCCAAAGGTTGCACATCGAAAGTCTTTGGAACGACTGCTCGACGTATGGCCTCGCACGCATAACGCAGTGCATCTATAAGGTGATTATCACGATCCGCAAGTATTGGCAAGATTTGTCCTGTCAAGGGGTCGGTTTTATAACTGTAGCACGTTAATTCGTCAATCGTATGCTGGCAGCGAGGGTGGACAACGATGTCGTATGACTTCAACCATTCAACGCCTTCCTCTACAGACTTCGGCCCTTTGACTGCTGCCATAATCTTTGGAAAGCCATGTTTACGCATATGGCTAATCGTTTCAGGTCTTGCGCTGTCAGCAACGATGGGCCACTTCTCAGACTCCGGCACGGTGAAGAACAGGTCTGGCGTGTCCATAATCTCACAGCCAACGCGATACGCTTCATGATCGACATAGATTGTGCGGCCAACAACATGGCAGCGGATTAGAACAGTCGGGTCAGAAGCAAAGCCCCAGTCAGCGCCGAAGCGATGCGTTGTGTCTTCTGGTGTTTCGAAGTCCTCTATCTTCCAGTTGCGGAATACTCGCGCTTCGCTGTTCGATGAATAGCTTCCCAGCCAAACGTGCTTGTATTTGTCAGGGTCGCGCTCCCTGTCGTATTCCATTTCCGCTTTGAGAACGTCAGGGAACCAAGGATTGTCTCGATAGTTTACCTGTGCGACGATAGCGTCAGGCGGTGGGTTCTCGCCACGCAGCAGCATATCAATCGGGTCACTGCTGTTCAGTGGGTTCCATGTGAACCATAACTCACTGTCTGGCTTACGGATTGTCGGACGCAATAGGTCGAGCGAACGTTGCGATAGTGTTTGCGATTCTTCCACCCAGGCGCAGTCGTAACCTTCCAGCGACTTGATGGAGTCAGCCGTGTGGTTCTGCATCCCCTGGAAGATGATTAGGCCATCGCCATGCCGTGATTTGATCTGGCTCTCTTGAACCTCAAAGTAATCCTGAACGCCAAGCTGCTCGATCTTTAGCTCCAGCAAACGCTTGACGGACTGGCTCAAGGACTTCTGTATTTCACGAACGCAAACTGTTCTGCGCCGCTGATCCATAACGTGCGCTTCAATAACCATTTCAGCAAAGGCATGGCTCTTGCCGCTTCCCCGTCCGCCATGAGCGCCTTTATAGCGGCTTGGCTTTAGGAATGGCTTGAACCAGCGCGGTGTTTTAATCTTCAGCGTTGTCATCAATCACTTCACGCTGGATGTGTGTCACCAGATTGCCTGTAACGTTAAGCTTTGACGGAGCGTCAAGCCCTATCATTGCATTGATGGCTTTTACAGCGTTCACTTTGTCGCTTGGCTTTGCGTCTGAGTCTAAGCCCTTGGCTATCGTTGACAGTACATCAAGGCTATCTGCCATCGTCCATACAACACGTTCAGCAACGGCTGCTCGTAATTCAGCAACCCTTGTTGAAACGTCAGTATTGCTCATTAGCTTTGATGCGTTAGCTTGGCACGTTTCAGGCTTAGTTGTCGGCTTAACGTCAAAGGCGGCTCTGTAAGCGTCTGCCTGTGTTTTGCCTGATGCTACTTCGTGAGCAAAGCGCTCTTGCTTAGGTGTTAATGCCATCTGTCTCAGCTTCCATAAAAGGTCTGGTATTTGTTCAATACACCAGCAATCATGAAATGAAAAGGTCTCCCTGCTTTTGTGCATCTTCAATGCGCTTGCAAGCTATGTCGAAATACTTCGGCTCACGCTCAATGCCGATGAACTTGCGGCCCATCTGGACAGCTGCAACGCCTGTTGTGCCGCTACCCATGAAAGGATCGAACACTGTTTCAGCGTCATCTGGTAATTGTCGAACGCACCACTTCATAACTTCAACGGGCTTTTGCGATGGGTGACAAAACGTGCGGTTTTCATGCACTCCCGCCCTCATTCCGCCGTCCCAAACGTGGCATATAAATTTAGGCTTTCCCCAATCTCGCCAAGCAAGTTCAGTCGTGGAATAAGTGCGATTGTCGTTTGAAAAATCCATATCTACAGGACGCTTAACCCAAGTAAGCCAGCCCTCTTTTACTGGTAAAACGTCTGAAAAATACTGACCACCCCAAACCAAGTTGTAACGCCCAATTAACAGCGATTTTATGTCGAAGTCGATAACATCAATCCAAGGCTGATCCTGATGTGTAACGCGAGGCTTCCAGCCAATCCCATAAGGCGGGTCAGTCACAACAGCGTCAACTTTGCCAAGCGTAGGCAGAATGTCGCGGCAGTCCCCTAGATACAGCGTTGCGTTGCCAATGATGACAGGCTCAACCATTCTCTAACTCAATCAGCTTTGACAGATAGTGCTGCGCCTTCATCAAATCCTCAATCCCGTTCTTATCACGATAGCGTGCAAGATACTTTATGCAATTGCCCTGCAAATATCCTGCGAAAGCTTCTGGCGACATCCAGGACTCCATTGCTTGCCAAGGCTGAACGCTCTTAGATGTGTAATGATCTCCGCCTACTTGATGTGAATTAGGATTCTCCATCTTGTTTGCCTTTCAATAGTTGCAGTATCAATCATTAACGAAGTGCTACGTGATAGGCATCTTCGATGGTTGCAAATGGGCCTACCCAAATTTCGTTTTGGAAAAACCCGCGATGATCTGGGCTGCGAACACCTGTGCGAAAATCTGTCGCCCCTACTTCCATTGTAAGCCAGTAACGAAGCCAGCCCTTTGATGTGTATCGCAATTTTGGCTTATTCTCCATCTTCGTCCTCCTCATAATCAAACGGATCATAGCCCTTTAGCATTGCATCGACTGCAACCATTATAGGCCCACTGATACGAACCTTTCCAGATTCCATCTTGCGGACGCTTGTTGCGCCGTTGTCTGGCGATAGACGAAGTGCGTCAGCCATTTCTGTTACGCTGTAGCCCATGCGGTAACGGGCAAGCTTTAGCTTTTCAGGTGTCATGCCTCTGCCTTGCTCTTTTGCAGCGCATGAACGATTGTGGTGTGATCACGACGAAGTATGCGGCCAATTTCTGTCATTGTATGTCCTTTCTCGCGCAGCATGACAGCGCACTTGCGCCTTACTGCTACCAATGGCTTGAACTTGCGTGGCCCTAAAATGTCCTCCAGAGTGAAGCAATGCGCTTTAGCAATGGCTTCAACTTGCAGCAAGTTGGCTTGCCTAGGTGTCATGCCTAGACTGTCAACAAGCGCCTCCTCTTTCTTTTCTTCTTGCCAGCTTAAATCATCATCAAACATCATGCGTCCTTTAAGAAAATGCCGTCAATCATTTTGCCCTTGCGATCTTTGATTTCCTGCCATGCGCCATCAATGCAATCCTCAATCTTCATTCCGTTCTGTGCAGCAATGATTGTCAGCACAACGAACATATCCCCAATGGCGTCAGAAAATTCTATATCGTTCTTTTTAGCAATCGCGTTAGCCAGCTCTCCAGCTTCCTCAATAAGCTTTACGAATTGGCTTTTTATGTCACTGCCTTCGATTAGGTTGCGGTCTGCTGCCCATTGGCGAATTAAATCTGCGTAAATCATTCTATGCACTCCCTTTATGCGTTTACTGTTTCGTTGAGCCAAACCAGCTCCTCTAAAGTTTCCAGTGGCTGTTCGTCGAAGTGAACCATCTCCTGGCGCAGTTCAATGTGCTGATGCTCATATATGTCAGGGCCATTTCCACGGAAGTTTTTGCCGAAGCGTGACTGCGCCCATTCACGTTGCTGGCGATCACGTTCTGCGTTGAATGCTTTAAGCGCGTCAATCGCAGCTTGTGCTAGGTCTGTGAGGTTCTGGCTCATGCATCATCTCCAACAAAATCTGCACTCAAAAGTGCGGTAGTAACGATTGCCGCAGCGCAATCTTCTGCGCTGGCAAACTGATCCATGTAGACAAAGCCCATTGCGTCAATGCAAGCATCAAACAGGCGATTGCTGTTCTTGATGTATTGGTGCGGATCGTCGCAGGTTTCAAATAAGCCAGCACGAAGCTGCTTAGATAGCAGTCCATCTATGCATTCGAATTGATATAGGGTGATGCTCATGCTGCTACCACCCGCATATCAGCCCAAATATTCTTGGCAACGTAGTCCTGGCAAATGACTTTCCGAGCATCTTGGCGGGTGCTAAACCGCTGGTCGCTGTAATCAACCATGTTGCCGTTGCTGCGAATCTGAATCTTAAACATAATCAGTCTCCTTGTTGGCGGGATAATTCCCTTGCTGATGCCCCCTTATAAAAAGAGCTGTTTATTCTGTAAAGCGTTTTTTTCATTAATTATGCTTTTTGTCGTTTTGCGTGCGCTATGGCTTCAATCGCCCAGGCTTCGGGTGCGCCTTTATATCGCCCCTTAGCCCAGTTCTTGCGTATATCATCCATAGATATGCTTCCGAGGTCATATTTAATCAGGTCGCACATCAATTTTGTCGCAGCGCTCACCTGACTGTGAATTCCCCGTCAACCCTTCGAAGGTATCCGCGTTCTTCAGCAATACGCAACCAACGCTCTGGCTTGGCACTTAGCTCAACAGGCTCACCGCAGCGAAGCGACATAATAAATTCTTCGAACCTTGCCTCTGTGTTATTCAAACAGATGCGAAGCGCCTTGTCCTTTTTCGTCGTTCGTGGCGTGTAGCCTTCTAATATCTCTAAGCACTGGCGAGGCGTTGGGAACCAATCCAGCTCCTTGCAGACGCGCTCCGTCATGTAGCTTAGGGCTTCCTTCGTGTAGCCGCCAAGAATCCGCGCATAGACTGCTGTCCGCATTTGTCCTCTTTGCTCATCAGTGTTCTTGCTTGGCAGGGTTGCCTCAATGAATTGCAATTGCTTGGCAAGCTCGTGTGTTTCGACTGGCACGTTCTCGATCGGCATCGCTAGGGCAAGTGACCTTAACTCATCGCACTCTGATACTGTAAGTTCAGAACGGGTCATTAGGTCGTCCATCCGCGACATATCGAAGTGCTGCGGCAAAGCCGTTTTCGTTTCTAGGGTTACCAGTTGTCCGATTTGCTGCGCCATTTTTCTGCTCCTTAATTTCGTAAAGGTCTGTCCAGCTGTTCATTGTGCTGCGATCTAGAACCTCTGTTATGTCTTGGCCCTTGGCTCTCAATTTATCCAGTTTGCTGATAGCCTGATTGTAAGCCCTGTCCGTTAATGGTTTCTTGCGAAGCATACGCATCTCAACCCATCCATTCCAAGCGTCAACAGGAATCCAATCTGGAAGCTCCGCTCTTATACACTTGGTGGTTAATTGATGTGTCTTTGGTGTATTGGGTGAACGTGGTTCAGGGGAGGGGTGAACCTGTGACACGGGTGGGGTGAACGTTGTTCGGGGGTGAACATCGTTCATGGGAATAGAAACCCAGTATTTATTTCCCCTGCCTTTTATTTCTTCTTTGCGAAGAAACTGCATTTCTTCAAGAGCGCGGATTGTTTTTTGCACACCCCTACTTGTTAGAGATGCCTTAAGGGCCACTCTATCTACCGAAGGCCAGCAAAGCCCTTCATCATTGGCCCAATCAGCCAAAGCTAATAGAACCAGTTTTTGAGTTGATGTAAGATCATCGCGCTCCCACACGGCGCTCATTAATTTGATACTCATAACGCAATATCTTGCGCGATGGTTCTGTGGCGTGTATTACTCATTACAGCGATGCCTCCTTGATCTAGGCGTTGTTAGAGCGGGTTGAGTGCCTTTCCTCTCTTGGGCACTCCCCGCTCGCTCTTACATAACTCAAAACATGCATTAGTAAAACATATTTTTGCGACTGATTGACCTGCCATAGGCTATCAGCGTATCTTGCGCGGATTGGTATCTCCTTACCGAACGAACTGGGTGGCTTCGGTCACCCTTTTTTTATTTGTTAAGCAGCTTTTTTTAATCGCCACCGCTCACGTTGACGAATATTTCTGCAAGTGACGCATTTTCTCATTGTAATGCCATCGTAAATTTCAATGGCAGTATTTTTGTCATCAAATGGATGTCCTCTTTTGCAATGCGTTTTGCGTCCGTTTCTGTGATTGACGGTATAAACGCCCCTGCTAATATTTTCCGCATGGGTGACTGGTTCCAAATGCTTTGGGTTGACGCATTTCCTGTTTTTGCAAAGATGATCTAATTCCAAACCGTCTGGAATTTTACCAATTAAAATTGCATAAAAAGCCCTATGCGCCAAAGTTGATCCACCCCTTAATCCACACTTTCCGTAACCATCTTTTTCAACGGGGCCTTTCCAATTCCAACAACCATTTTCATCTTCAGTATATCTATCTTGATGAATCCAATCGTGGTCTAAAATTTTTGCTGGCATTAGGTTACCTCTCTAAACATTATAGAGGGGTAAAGTGCCTTAAAAATTGCAATGCGTAAAGGATAATCTCTGCTAATTGCTAATTTACTGGATGGCTTCACATCTTCAGTAATTTGGATTCCGTTTTCGATGTATTCGAAGTCAGATTTGTAACCAACGCGTCGGCCATTACCGTGCTTTAGCTGGCGACCGTTGATAACGAACCAGTATTGCGGGTGAATGATTAGGTCACTGATAGCGCCAGCCGCTTGCAGATCATGTAGCTCGTTGCACCTGATAGCCTCTCGCTTGCTGTCATGTGTATGCCCAGCCCTGCATTGCGATTTAACAGCGCGGTATTTGCCGAAGCGTTTCATGCGCTGGTTTTTTGCTCAACCAATCGGTTCAGTGCTTCATTAGCCAGCAGCCATGCACCAAGCGT